GCATACCTAGATCTCACAAACTCCGTGAGATGTGGCATACTCTCCACTAACGACTTTGTTTTGAACGCGGCAACCACCCAGGCGTAACCCTGAGAGAAAGCTGCGTCTACGATCCATTTCTCCACGAGTTCTTCCTCGGAATGAGGATGAACTCCTCGCGCTTTCATACGCGCATCGATCCCGCGGGGCATGCTATGTGCAGCAACCCCACGAACTTTCATCACATGCTTATGGCCTCTTCCTAAAGAGTGACCATGCACGGCTCTTGGTTTTAGGCGACTATCATGTCCTCGCCCTAAGGACTGTGCAGCAGAGTTTCCTCTGTGCACTACATTATTATTGACTTGGTCAGTCAGTGACTCTCTTACCTGCCACTTTCCTCTCTCGTCTTGATACTCATAAGGCTTCGGCTTAACATAACCCGAAGCAGTCTCTCTATCACGCCATTTAAAGTCTCCGAAATCATCGTAATACTTCTCATGTGGATAATCTTCAAAAACGACCTCACCGCCAAGACTCCCATGTACAGGAGGTGGCTTAAAGGTCGCGATCTTCTCTTTGACAGACTGCTTCCGATCTTCATCAATTTTATGGCCAACAGCCACAGAAATTCCAATCGCTAGTATAGACGCTGCTGCTCCAAAAACTAGCAGACTATACTTACTCATAAATTTTCCGAAAACATCACTATAATAATTACTCCATCTCGAATACAAAACGGATCCCCAATCTGTCCAATGGGAACCTCCCAAAAACTTTTCTTCTACGTCAAACCAAGGTCCTGTCAGTGAAAACAGCCTAACACACTGCTTTCCTGTAAGAGAACATGATCCATCGAAAGAATCACGGTAACGATAAATTCGATTAAACAATCGCGTGGTCCAATGATCTGGGCCATCGCAAATGCCATCGATAAAAAACGAAAATATAGTTTTAAAAAATGTTATTTCGTAGAATTGGTTCTTAATCACTTCTACGTCTCTAAAAGTTTTTAAAGTGTGAACTACTAAGTCAGGGCTAGTTAAGAAAGGTGAATGTTTAACTCCTAACCTCCTGAATTTCTTGATAATATAATCCTTAAACTCAACGTTCACGCAATTATAGAAAAATAAATGTATATACAACAACCTAACCAACTCTTCTGCTTGTCTGTTAACTCTTGGGTCTGAA